GGAAGCACTGATAAGCCGAAGCATGGAACTGTACAAGGCGGCATATCCAAAGGCAAGGTACAACGAAAGCAAAAAGGTGTGGCTGTTCCCAAGCAGAGCAAAGATATTTTTCGGATATATGCTGCACGAAAAGGATAAGTACAACTATCAGGGCAAACCATATGATTTTGTGGGGTTTGACGAGTTGACACAGTTTACAATGACGCAGTATGAATATCTGCGTTCCAGAAACAGACCTACAGGACCGGGAACAAGGGTGTATATGAGAGCAACTGCCAACCCGGGCGGTGTGGGCCATGGCTGGGTAAAAGAAAGGTTTGTTTCCCGGGCAGTGCCTAATACCACCATATATGCAAAAGAGGAAGTAACAAAGCCTGACGGCACTAAAATCAAGATAAAAACAAGCAGGATATTTATACCTTCAACGGTATTTGACAATCCGAAACTGCTTGAAAATGACCCGCAGTATATAGCAAGACTGGCTATAATGCCGGAGGCTGAAAGAAATGCCCTGCTGTACGGAGACTGGAACTCTTTCTCCGGGCAGGTATTTGTGGAATGGATAAATGATTCTGCGCACTATGAGGACAGGAGGAGAACACACGTTATTTCTCCCTTCAGAATACCGGCGGGCTGGAAGATATACAGAGGCTTTGACTGGGGCTATTCCAAGCCTTTCAGCGTGGGGTGGTACCGGATAGACTATGCCGGCAGAATGTACCGAATAAGGGAACTGTACGGCTGTACAGGTGCGCCGGATGTAGGCGTAAAGTGGACTGCACAGGAGGTGGCAAAGAAAATCAGGGAGATTGAAACCACCGACGAGAATATAAAGGGCAGAAGGGTAAACGGCATAGCGGATCCGGCCATATTTGCAGAAAACGGCGGTGAAAGCATTGCTGATATGATGGCCAAGGAAGGTGTATTCTTTGACAAAGGGGACCATACGAGGATTGCAGGCAAAATGCAGATGCATTACAGATTGGCTTTTGACGAAGAGGAAAGACCGATGCTGTATATATTCAGCACCTGCAGGCACTTTATAAGAACAATACCGACGCTGGTGTATGACGAAACGGATGTGGAGGATATAAACACCAAGACAGAGGACCATATATATGATGAATGCAGATATGTGTGCATGGAAAATCCACTGCCACCAAGGGAAAATATACTGAAAAAGATAGATTTAGGCGAAGACCCTCTGAACCAGAGGGAAGGGAGCAAACGATATTATTTTATTTAGGGGGATAAAATGAGTTTGATGGACAATAAGGCTTTTATGACAGACAAGCTGATTCCTGCTGTTTTACCAGTAGTAAAAGGTATAGAGCAGTCTGCTGTGGATATAAGAAAAGCAGCGCAGGAGGAAGAAAGCAAGCTGCCTATAGGTAAAGAAGAGGTTGCAAAGGCACTGGCCACTTTGCAGAAATACAAGGATGATAAGGCGAGTCTGGAGGCACGCATTGTATCCAATGAGCAGTGGTATAAGAGCCGCCACTGGAATGAAATGAGAAACAGGTACAGCCAGGGCAGTAAAAAGGATGAGCAGAGACCGGAGCCTGCAAGTGCATGGCTGTTTAACAGCATAGCCAACAAACATGCTGATGTTATGGATAACATACCTGTGCCGGCTATTCTGCCGAGAGAACCGATGGACCAGAGCGATGCACAGACATTGAGTGAAGTGGTGCCGGTAATACTGGAAAGAAATCATTTTGAAGATACATACAGCAGTGCTGCCTGGTACAAGCTGAAAAACGGTGTATCAATAACAGGAGTTTTCTGGAACAGCAAGGCTGAAAACGGACTGGGAGACATTGAACTGAAAAAGCTGGATGTGCTGAATGTTTTCTGGGAACACGGAATAAGCGATATTCAGGAGTCCAAAAACCTGTTTATAGTAAAACTGGTGGACAACGATGTGGCACAGCAGCGGTGGCCGCAACTGAAAGGCAAGGACAAAGGCAAGGCAGTGGAAATTGCCAAATATGTACTGGATGATGAAGTGGATACATCAGACAAGACACTGATAGTGGACTGGTACTATAAAAAGACTGTGGGTACAAAAACAGTGCTGCATTTTGCCAAAATAGTGGGTGATGAGCTGGTATATGCCACAGAAAATGATTTTAACAGACAGCATCCTGATGAGCCGTCAATGGCTGAAAAAGGCTGGTATGACCACGGGTTGTATCCGGTGGTGTTTGATGTTCTGTATCCGGAAGAGGGAACGCCGACAGGTTTTGGCTATGTGGATATAATGAGAAGTCCGCAGATGTATATTGATAAAATGGACCAGCTGGTGCTGGAAAACACCATGAGAAACGCGAAGACCAGATATTTTGCCCGAGGCGACGGGACAGTAAATATAGAGGAGTTTGCGGACCTTTCAAAGGAAATTGTAACTGTAAACGGCAATGACATCGACCAGTATGTGAAAAAAATAGAAAATAACCAGATAGACCTGCAGATATTGGGGTATGTGCAGTACAAGGTGGATGAACTGAAGGAAACCAGCGGCAACAGGGATGTGAACCAGGGGTCGTCCAGCGGAGGTGTGACAGCGGCAGCGGCAATTTCTGCCCTGCAGGAAGCAGGCAATAAACTGAGCCGAGATTTTATAAATGCAAGTTACCGTTCGTATTCAAAGATGATTGAACTTGTTATAGAGCTGATAAGACAGTTTTATGATGTGAGCAGAAACTTCCGTATAGAGGGTGTAAACGGCGTATACAGATTTGTACAGTACAGTAACCGGAAGATTAAAATGCAGCAAATGAAGCTGCCGGGAGGCATGACGGGAAGCCGCAAGCCTATATTTGATATCAAGGTATCGGCACAGAGAAAATCCCCGTTTTCTACTCTGACACAGAACGAACTGGCAAAGGAACTGTTTGCAAGAGGATTCTTTAATCCGCAGATGGCACCGCAGGCGCTGGCGGCAATAGAACTGATGGAGTTTGAAGGCAAGGACAAAGTAAAAGAACAGATACAGCAGAACTACCAGATTTTTATGCAGCAGCAGTTTATGGCCATGCAGATGCAGGCAGCGGCGCAGAACGATGTACAGATGCTACAGCAGCCTTTGTCGGAAAAACAGGCCCGGACAGAGGAAGGCAGCAGTATTCCACGGGATAACGGAATAGCAGGGGCTGTGGCCAATGCAAATACAACCTATGCACAGCAGATGGCAAAAAGAGCGCAACGGAGGGTAGAAGGATGATTGTAGCAGCGCTGGGAGAGAATGAAAAGCAGTTCACACTGGTTATGACAGGCCATGCGAGCTATGCGGAGCCCGGAAAGGATATAGTGTGCAGTGCCGCCAGTGTGCTGGTGTACACACTGATTGAAAATATAGGCCCTGAAAAATTACAGGGATGTGTAAAAGAGGGAAATGTAGCGCTGCAATGCATCTGTGCAGAAGACTCCAGTGAAAGAGTGGTGCTGAATGTGATTGCCAAGGGATTAAGACTGCTGGCACAGCAGAACCCAGAGTATATGTGTATGACGGAATTCAGGCTGATGAATACGGTGAGCTGATACTGGATGCAGTGAAATAAAAAAAGCAGGGTGTTTTCCGCCCTGCTTTTTGCTGTGGGAAAAGAACGGGAAAAGGACGGGAAAAAGAAAGCGGGCGCAGATGATACAATTTAAGCATAGAGAAAACCTATTGACACTTGCGAAAGGGCATGAGTATGACAAAACTTAAACTTAATCTGCAGCTGTTCAGCGAGGGGAGCGGTGGCTCTGCCGGCGGTACAGGTGCAGGAGCCGAGGGAAACCGGAATAATGCAGGCGCAGGCAACCTGACAGGTAATACGGCCACAGGCCAGCAGGTCCGCACCAAAGACGGACAGAACACAGCAGACCCACAGGACAGGGCAGCAAAGTTCAGAGAGCTTATCAGAGGTGAGTACAAAGATTTGTACACCAAAGAGACACAGCGTATGATTGACAGCCGTTTCCGCGAAACGAAACAGCTGGAAAAGTACCGCAGTGATGTTTCTCCTCTGATTGATATGCTGAATACCAGATACGGAACATCTGATATAGCGGCGCTTATGCAGGCTGTACAGAGCGACAACGCAATCTGGGAAGCTGTTGCCGACAGTAAGGGTATGACTGTAGAGCAGTACATGACACAGCAGAAGCTGGAATCGGAAAATGCTAACTTCCGCAGAATGATGGCGGACCGGCAGAGAGAAAGACGGGCACGGGCTACATATAATCAGTGGCTGGCTGAAGCTGATGAGCTGAAAGAGGAATACCCTGACTTTAATCTGACAACAGAGAGCGAAAATCCGGAGTTTGTGGCTTTGTTGCAGAGAGGTATTCCGGTAAAGCTTGCCTATGAAGTTCTGCATATGGATGATATCAAGCGGGGTGCAGCGGCGGCTGCACAGCAGGCTGTGGCAGCCAGTGTGCGTGCCAACGGATTGAGACCGGCTGAAAATGGTGCATCTGCTCAAACCGGTATTGTGACAGGGAAAATAAACCCTGCCGAGATGACAAAGGAACAGAGGCGGGAACTTGCCCGCAGAGCTGCGAGAGGCGAAACAATCACACTGAAATAGTTTGCCTTTCGCCAACAGAGAGGACACTATGGAAAAACTTTTTAAAATGAACCTGCAGCTGTTTGCAGGTAATCTGAACACAAACACAACTGTTCAGACAGGAGAAGGCCAGGACCTTTCTCCGGAAATGAAGACATACTACTCCCAGTATCTGATTGATATGGCGGAGCCAAAGCTGGTACATGACCAGTTTGCACAGAAGGCCGACATTCCAAAGAATGGCGGTAAAACAATCGAATTCAGAAAATATGACAGTCTGCCAAAGGCAACAACTCCACTGGTGGAAGGCGTTACACCTGACGGCAGAAAAATGAATGTAACAAAAATCACAGCAACTGTAGACCAGTTCGGCGATTATATCACACTGTCTGATATGCTGATTCTGACAGCTATTGACAACAACCTGGTGCAGGCAACAAAACTGCTGGGCAGCCAGTCCGGCAGAACACTGGACACAGTTACCCGTGAGGTAATGAACGGCGGTACAAATGTACAGTATGCGGAAGGTCAGGTGTCAAGCCGCAGTGCGCTGACAGCAGACCATAAACTGACTGTAATGGCAATCAAGAGAGCTGTACGATTCCTGAAAACACAGAACGCTGAACCTGTGGAAGGCAATGACTATATTGCGATTATCCATCCGGATACAGAGTTTGATATCAAGAACGATGAAGAGTGGATTAATGCAGCACTGTATGCAGGCTCCACACAGCTGTTTGAAGGTGAAATCGGCAAGATTGCCGGCGTAAGATTTGTTTCTACAACAGAGGCGAAAATCTTTGCCGGTGCCGGTGCAGACGGCAAGGATGTATATTCCACAATGGTTGTCGGTGACAACGCCTACGGCACAACAAAGGTTGAAGGTGGCGGCCTGCAGCATATTGTAAAACAGCTGGGCAGCGGCGGTACAGCTGACCCACTAAACCAGCGTGCAACTGTAGGTTGGAAAGCTGTAAAAACAGCTGTGAGACTGGTAGAGCCATATATGGTTCGTATTGAAACATGCTCTACATTTGACTCCGGCGCAAACTAAAACCCAAGGCGGTGTAGCTGTCATTCACCGCCTTGAAATACATAAAGGAGATTGAAAATATGGCTGGAAAACCAAATAATACTGCCGAAAAAGTGATTGATACACCAGAGCAGGGACAGAAAAATGATGCTGTGGATGTAAATGCCATGGTTGAAGAAATTCTGGAAAAGGCACAGATGTCTGCAGAAGAAATTGTGAACAATGCTGTGGCAAAGGCTGAAGAAATTATCAGTCGGGCACAGAAAAAAGTAGTACCACAGGGTGCACAGGCACCGGCAGAACCTGATGACGGCGAAGAAGAGGTAGAAATCAGACTGCCATTGAAAAAAGGTGAAAGCGACCTGTTTGTGGCTGTAAATGGTGTAGGTATACAGATTCAGCGCGGCAAGCCTGTAAAAGTAAAGAAAAAATTTGCACAGGCTATTGAGAATTCTGTACAGCAGGACGAAGAAACTATGATTATGGTGAATGGTCTTGTTGCGGATTACGAAAGCAAAAGAGACGAGCTGAATTAAGAATTAGGCGGGGTGTAAACTCCGCCTTTTTATTTAGGAGAAGCAAATGAAAAAATTTGAATTCAGTCTGCAGCTGAAGGGTGAAGAAAACAAGGTAATCGGTAATATCGTGCAGAACGATACTGCCAACCTATTTGTAATACGCCTGAAAGACGGAATAACGCCGTTTCAGCTGACAGATACAGATATTGTCACTGTTACATATAAACGCGGAAATGACACTGTTGTGGTGGATTCTGTGGGCGGAGAAACAGTGACTGTGACTGACCGTGAAATGGGTGAAATCAGTATTGTTCCGCATACCAGTGCTGTTGTTAATGTGGGAATTGTGACGGCTACTGTGGAGGTATATGACGGGGTTGGCAGAAAACTGACAACTGACAGATTTTCATTTACTGTTACCCCGGATGCAGCGACACAGAGTGATGCAAGCGGCGATGATGCGTTTCCGGCACTGCAAAACCTTATAGCTTATACGGCCCAGACAAATGGGAAAATGGCCGAACTGCTTGAAAACGGCAATCTGGTGCAGAGCAGTGATATAGTTTTGATACGAAAAGGCAGTGACGGAGACCTACAGGTATCTGTGGACGGGGAAAACTGGACAGGTGTAGCAA